TCCTGTTTCAGTTTCACCAACAAAGTATCCAGTTTCAGTTTCACCAACAAAGTCTCCTGTTTCAGTTTCACCAACAAAGTCTCCTGTTTCAGTTTCACCAACAAAGTCTCCTGTTTCAGTTTCACCAACAAAGTCTCCTGTTTTAATCCGGAAACAACCCTTAACGCCTACTACTCCAGAATTAATAAATCCAGTTACAAAACCCACAAAAACAGGAGATCCGCCGCGCCTGATATAGAACCCGGATCTGGGAAAAGTAAGAAAAAGTTTTGAAAAATAGTAAATAATATAAACACTTAAATGTGTTTTATTATAAGCAGTTATTTAGTTTAATTGAAACAACTTATGGTGGAGATAGTTTTATAACGTTCAACTTACCGAACTTATATTTTTCAAATTAAATAACCATATAACACAAATGTCATCCATTAAATATTTCGGTCCAGGAAATACATACACATCATATATAACCCAAAAAATAATCAATTATCAAGGCGACAGAGCAATTAGTTCATGCGCGTGTCCAGTTCCAAATAATAAACAAATTAAATTGACTTCAGCGAATAATAGTCAAGGTCAAACACAAAATCAACGAATCGCAACTATAATAAATTATTCAAATGGTGGAAGAGTTCAATATGGAAACTCGTCACTTGTATCACAACCACAGAGGGTTACATTTTTAGGAAGAACGGAAGGCCAATTGGGTGGAACTATGGGGCCGTTACGGAACAAATTCTAACCTTACCACCTTTAGGAAAGGTGATGCCAAATCCTTACCTTACCACCTTTAGCAAAGGTGGTGCCAAATTAAATACCATGTCGGTTATGTAACATACTTTTTATTATTAAAAATCTACCATTTTTGTAGGTGTCGACGAAACGAAAAAATGTTTAAGTATATTTTTCAAATATAATACATTCATTAAAAAAATGTAATAAACACACGAATAGTTGTTATGTAAGAATGAAGTATATAACAAATTTATTGAAATCTATACTAAAAAAAGATATTCCAAATCCAGTTGGTAGATGGAGAATAGAAGATTGTAATATTACACCTTTTCTCATTTAAAACGCCCATTTTATATAATGAATTTTTTATTAAAATTATATAAAAATATTTTGTAATTACACATTAAATGAATGTTGAAGAATTAATTAATAAAAATAAATTATTAGAAGAAGAGAATAAAGAGTTAAAAGAAAAACTTAAAAAATATACTGCTCCTGCTAGACATAAAACATATTATGAAAATCATAAACAAGAACTATTAGCAAAAAATAAAGAATATAAGGTGCCTCTTGAAAAGAAAAAAGAATATGCTAGAAATGCGTATTTGAATAAAAAAGAAAAACTTAAAAAAAAAACAGAACAAAATGAAAAATCTATGGAAGCAAATATTTAGGATGTTTTATATAATTATGCGGATTATTATATAAAAATAAAATATTTAGTAAATATATAGAATGGTGAAAAAGAAAAAACCAAAAGGCATATTCCAAGAATTTAGGAATAATGAAAAATCTGCTTATAAAACTTTCAAAATACCACTCAAAACCATACTTATTCATCGTGATACTATACAACCAGTTATAAACAATTTAGTTTTTGAAATGAATGATTTAGTTATTCATACATATCAATTTATTCGGTTATATGTTTTGAATTGTTATACGAACCGCAAACATTTACCTACCATAGATGAAACATTTATTTTGTATTGTGTAAAAACATTAGGTTCAAGAGATAATAGAGGCAAGAAAGGAAAAGATACAGAACTTTTAGAAATTTTAGAACAATTCTACAAAACCGAATACCAACCATTACTTAATCACGAAAAAACCAATTTGAAAAATACTACGTTTTTATTACCTTATTTAGCAACACAAATACACACATCGCTTCATAACAATTTTCAAGAACATTTTATTCAGCATTTCTTACGATTTATAAATAAAACAACACATGAAATTACCGAAGATAAAGCAACTTTATTCCAATTCAAAAAGCAATTATTAGAATTGAATGAAACAGATGAAATATTTTCTAACTGGAAACTTACTCATTTATCTCATATATTGCCTAGTGAAATTAAAAAGTCAATTCATTACGATATTAAGGTGAGACCATTTGAGTATTTGAATGGAATGTTATATATGAATTCAGTATTAGAAAAACAAGAAAATAAATTATTTCAACCTTTACCATTACGAAACAATATCATTCCAAAACATATTATTATTGATACAGCAAGTTTGATAAATTTATTTTGTCCTGAAAAAGATAGTAAAGGTAATAAAGTGAAGAAGGGTGAATTATTAAGTAATATAAAAGATAATCAGAATGAAGTATGGTCTAATTTTTTAGACCTGAAAAATAAAATATTCAAAAATAAACATTATCAATTTCATAACCAAATACAAACTGATGGAATTAGTTGTTGTTTGTTATTTATCAGAAAAGATTTGAAAGATAAAAAATGGGGTTCAAGAGTGCCTGTTTTACAAGAACAAGATTTTTACAATATAGAAGATTTATCCATAGAACAATTAGATACTTTGAAAGGTAGAAATATTGTAGGTTGCGACCCTGGTAAGCGTTCATTAGTATATATGATGGATAAAAATGGAAACAAACTACAATATACAGCACCACAAAGAAAACGAGAAAGTAAATCAAAAACAAATCAACGAATTTTATTAGAGGAAAGAAATAAAAATGGCATTATAGAAAAAGAAACTCATTTATCATTTCAAAATAGCAAATCAGTTGATTATAATAAATTCAAAATATATTTAGTAGAAAAGAATAAATTTAATATAGAAACAACTGAATTTTATAGGAGAGAAACATGGAGAAAAATGAAGTTTAGACAATATAGTTATGGTAAGAAATCCATAGATACATTTTTGAATAAAATCAAAGAAACATTTGGAGAAAATATCCTGATTGGTTATGGAAATTGGAGTAGGAGTAGTCAAATGAAGTTTTTTATGCCTACCATGAATAAAGGATTAAGGAAACTAATTCATAAAAAATATGATACAATAACTATAAATGAATGTAATACAAGTAAAAAATGTTGCGATTGTAATAATGATTTAGAATATTACAAAGATAAAGAAGGGAAGAAAGTATTTAGATTATTGGTTTGTTCTAACTGCGTGAGTTGCGAAAACAAAAAAATCGTATTTAGAACAAGAGATGCTAATTCCTCAATAAACATAATGAAATTAACAAGTTGTTGGATAAAAAAACAAGAACGACCTTTATGTTTTCAAATTTCGTCTTTCACATCTTCAATTAAAAACAAGGAAGATGAAAAAGTAAGACCATCGTAGGTGAAATTCCTACTATTGATTTTACATTTTTTCTTATTTTTTTGCCTAATAAAATGGGCGTTTTAAATGAGAAAAGGTGTAAAATGAATCAAAAAATAGATTTATCGAACGAAGACCATTGTGGGCCATGCGGACAATACGCATTAGGAAAACAAACCGCATTAGGAAAACAAACCGCATTAGGAAAAATCAAAATAAAAACAAATAAAAAGTACAACTCTGACTTTTATTTAGAGAAACAAAATAAATAAGTTTATGTTATATATTGTTTTTCTAGTGTATAAAATATTTTCTATCAATAACTTATAAATGACGCGTTATACCAAAGACGAACATGGACATTATCATATTCATGGAAAAAAATTTGAAATGTTGGTGGGTTCCCGCGCACAAGTAATGCACGGAACTGCGTACAAAACCACAGGTGGATTAACCCAAGACAAACTTGTGAGAAACAAGAGCGGTCGTTTTGTTAGTAAAAAGAAGAGTGTAGACAGTAAGAAAAACAACAGATTATTAGAACACGGATATGGTTCTCAAAAGGGAAAATTCGGATATATCAAGTTGGGCGCCAAGACAAGAAAACACCGCCGTTCTCGCAAGCATCATTAGATTCATATTTTATCATTTGTATAGTATGTAATACACCGATGAACAGTATCCGCACTTTGTGCGGATTATAATGTTCAAAGGTGTAAAACTTATGAACCATAAAACAAAACAAAAAATTCAAAATACCAAATAAATAAATTATTTATTTAGTATATAATGATGAGGCGAACAAGAGTTAAACGGTCTCGCAAAACAAGACGTCTCACTAAAAAAAATAGAAGACGAAACAAAAAAATGCGTGGCGGAGTTGGCGCTCTAACTGCCAAATATTCTCCTGCCACGTTAGTAGGAAACTCAATAACTGACACTGGAACAGGGTCACATGTGGTTCCAGTTCACACAAGTGTACCATAATGAAGCAATAAATTTATCATATTCAATATAGTCAAATAATGTTGCACATAAAAACTTTTCAAAATATTGCTTACTTACAACACATTTGCATGTTGTGGTCGGTGTATTCTTTTTACAATAGTTCGAATAAAAATCATAAGCCTCATCGAAAGCAATGAGAGAACATTCCTCAGATTGCATGTATTTTTGAAAATAACATTGTTTTAGCGCATTTAATGCGCATTCCATTGCCTCCAATTTATTCCATAATTCGCATGTTATTCCAACAACAATTTTATTATGAATAATTTCAATAGATGGAAAATAATGGCGTAAAATTTGTAAAACTTCTTGTTCGCTAATGTTTCCAGTAGTGCAACATTGTGTAGTATTTTCCTGAACCCATTTTTTAAACAATACACACAATTCATCAATTTCCAATTCATTGACAAGTTGTGTGTGAGACTGTTCCAACACATTCAACTGTGGATGCACTATAATTGACTTTTCCCAAAATTTTATAAAATCAGCAACACAAGGAAGATACACACTTGTTACATTTATAAATGCGTCGGTTTCTTCATCATATTTGTATTTTTCTCTCAACAATGTTTTCAGAGTGTTTGAATACATCATATTGGGGAATGAAAAGAGAGAAATATACTTCTTCCAAATATAGTGCATGTTTTTCCAAGTAATGCGACAACCAGATTCTTCCTCCTTTTCTTGAATAGAATGTTGACAAAAAGACGCCACAATTTGACTGGGTGTGTTGTTCTTTAAGTATAAAATATATTGTTTTAATTCTTGTTGTGAATCATTCAAAACATTGTGCACGAAATTTTCGGAGTGTTCAAAACGTTGTGAATAGTGAGTTGCAGTGCATAAAATATCGAGTCCATATTTTTGTAATATATTTTTCCATAGGGGAAGAGAGGTGGAGTCATTCATTTTAATCAACCTACAGTTTTGGTAGTTGAAATTTTCATGATACTTTGTTATTAAATTTTGTGTTACATTGGTGATTCCTGTTGTAACATACGACATAGTTTCCAACTCTGTGAAAATATATTTGGTTTTGGGTTTTGTTAAAAAAATGAGGTCGCCTGTGTTTTTTTTCAATATATTATCTCCAATGAGCGTTAAAAAATATTTGGCTTGGTCTTTGCATGAAAAAATGGAAGGATATAAGATATTCAATACATTTTGAATCGTTATTGACTCTGGTATAGATTTCCATAAAGAACGGGATTTAATTTGTTTGATAATGTTGATTTTTGTGCGATATTTCCAATCCATTAGGGTTCTGTCTTTGGAAATCGTCGAGAGAAGTTTATGTTGAATATTATCCTCCTTGATGAGTTTGTATGTAATGTTGTCATAATAATAAAAACTATTTTTGTTGTGTAAATAAAAATATTGGTTTTCACTTAAAAAAACTTGAATAAATTGTTTTTGTTCATTGGTAAGGTAGTCCGTTCTCAATATACGTTTTTCATGGTGTTTGGCTTCCATCTGTAGAACAAGGGGTAGGTTTTTGAGACGAGCAACAAGGCGTTGTGTCATATACTCATTGTCTTTATAGAGTTCAAATAAGTCTTCTATATTTACGTATTGTTCGTGGGACATGTTACCCTTTTATTTCATGTTATGTTTATTATGTTTATTATGTTTTATTAATTATGTTATTTTTGAAAACGCAAATATAACATAATTTTTTTTAACTTGCTCTAAGTTAACCATTTATAAAACGCGTCTATCTTGTTGCCAGATTCCGCCTTCTTTAAATCCAAATAAATTTTATATAAGTCCGCGTATTGTTTTGAACGCTCGTATTCCCCGCGATATTTGATAAAATAATTATGTTCTACCGAAAATTCACCCATCCCATGAATCCAACTGGATGAACCGTTTTGTGCTCGAACTGTATACATAATATAAGGAAACTGTTTGACTTGTTCAAGGAGTCCTTGTTCTCTAAAATGAAAATAAATAAGTCGTTCCAAATTCCAGTAATAGACATAACCTTTGTACAAGTGGTAGTTTGCCATTTTCATGAAATATTGATTGCTTTTCGTAATCATGGATTCCAAAATATTTAAATACGGTTCTACAAAATTTGAACTAAGAACCACATGTCTGTCGGTGAATCCTTCATAATGTTCAGCGTCAGGAATCCAAATTGTGTCTCTCGAGAGAATATGGGTGTTGGGATGTGGGAGTGTATAAATATAATCACTGCGTGTAATAATAAAACGGTCATATTTTTCTAGAATATTGTCAGGATGTTCCCTCAAATTTTTCAAAAGAAACCAACGCAAAAAGAGGAGTATTCCTGCGCTTCCAGGATGGGTTGGGGATGACGGGTCATGGTCTCTTACGCCGCCCAAAAATTGGTCTTTTAGATGTAAAAACTTGCGCCATTCTACATGTTTTTTATATGTTGTAACACCTTCTTCCGCAACGATGTGATGAGTTGGATTGGTTTTAACACCATATAAAGCACCAGCGTATTCTTCATTTTGGATTGTGTGAGAATGATGAACGAGTTCACAATAAGACTCCAAGAAACTTTGAATAACTTCGGGTTCTAAGTTCGTGGTTTTATATAAATAATCAATGTCTTCGTTGCCTGAGTGTAATTTAGCGTAAATAGTATTATGGTTTGACATAGTTTCAAAGGGTTGTTTCTTTGTTTCTTCTGTCGCATAGTCAAACGCACTGGCGTAATTGCCATCGTCAGGTTCTTCGTACATAAATTTATATTTCGCCAACGCGTAAAACGGGTTAGTATAGTCATATTGCGCAGGTTTTATACCGATACATAAAGCCAAGTCGGCGTTTAATGTATCCAAAAGATTGGTTTTTATGTTATCAAATGTGAGTTCGTGTGCTCGAGTCTCTCCTAATATAATGACGAGCACCCTTTCCTTTTCCATTTGATTTTGGGTAGTTGTAAGTATAATATATCGTATTGAAAAACTTTTAATACCTTTTTAACATAATTGCGTTTATGTTGAAATGTTAATTGTTGTAAATATAGTAAATTGGCAAAATAAATGGAGAATATAGATGAAGATAACCATGATAAACATAATGTAGGAACCCCGAAAAGTAGTGCAAAAGATACAGAATCTCTTTTAAAGGTTGAAGGTGAACATTTATCAGAGTATAAAGACGCGTCAGTAGACGCAACAAATGTGATTTTGGCAGCAGGAACAGGTGTAGCAGTATCGTTGAGTGCGTCGGGAGTCGGTTTAGGTATGGGT